GGTAAAAGTGTTTATAACTCGATTTATTTTTGGAGAACCAACTAAATCTTCCCTAACATCATCTAAAGACCCGTTACCAAAAGACCCTGTTGACCCCGCTATTGAATTTATCCCGATTACACCTGTCGAAGGTATTAAATACAACGTTAATTTACTGTTTTTTTGTAAAACACGTCCATTACAACAGTATTCCTCAACAACAGTCCCTGTCGGTAATCTATCGCCTCTCATAACAATTTGATTATTACTAGCACCAGAATAAGAACCAACCCTACCTAATGTAAAATTCATAGTATTTCCCGTACTATAGATTGGTGAATAATAATACGTTAAAACTCGAGTTGGAGGAAATCGATAATCACCGTACTGATACCAATATGGAGTATCGGATGGGTCGAAATTAAGGGAAATTCTTAAATATTGAATGTCCATGAGCATCATTGATGCTCCCTCAACAATCTCATTAGGAATATATCCTTCAGTCCTACCTGTCACATTATAGACACTTGGATTATCTGGAGTAGGTACCTGCATATAACAGTAACCATTAAAATCCCTTATCATCCCATAAGGAGTGTATGTATACGCTTTAGTAAAATCATTATTTAAACTTATTCGTAAACCAAATGGTGAAGAACTTGCACCATTACTTACGGTAGGTGTATTCGGATAAGCTCCATTTGATAGTGAATCATCACTTGTTTGAGTTGTCCCACGTAAAGGTTGTGCGTTTTTACAACTTGGTGCGTAAAATAGTGAACGATTATCTAAGTTAGAATAATAACTAATTAAGTTTGAATTAAACCCTGAGAATCTAGATGTCATTTGCGTCCAAGTAGACGCTGTCACTCCCTGAGTATAACCTGTAACAAATTGCCAAGTTTCTTTTTGATTAGGACAATAAGAAAATGAGTTAAAATATAAATTTTGTCCAATAGCGTACCCTGTTTCAGTATTAATATTTCCACCTACCGTTGGTTGGATTCCACCTACCCAAGTAGCCCCTGTCACATAATTTGGTGTGCTACCAGTTGGTAATGGTGTCCAAGCAGGTAATGGTGTTGTAACCGCCCTTTCATTACCATCGTGACTAATATTTAAAAATTTACCCTGAATCGGAATATTCATTCTATAGTAACCACTAATCTCAACATCACTTTCATTTTGATGTCCAAAAAGTTTACCAATACCATATTTAATTGGTATTTTACTGGTATATGGGTCAACACCTCTATTTAATATCACAACAACGTTTTCATTACGGTTTCTAACATAATTCATCGAATCATACTTTTGAACTCCAAAAGGTATTGGGTCTGGATGTGTGTTACCATTAGGTCGATAATAACAATTTGGGTTAAAAATAGTACCCGTCCAATCCCGTCTTCCTCCATTAATAGTTGAGAACAATTGAAACAAAGTCGACTCATTTCTGAAGTATTTTTTATTTAATGAATTAGGTAAAGTATTTACACATTGACCACTAAAATTACTGTATGTCATAGCAGTAATAACTTGGAAATATTCTATATCAATAGGGAATTTATGGGTATTTGTAGTTGTTTTTGCACTATATGGACCAGCATCATCAAATACTCTAACATCATAAGTAGTTGATAACATACTACTAATACCGTTAGGATGTGCGTAATTAACTGTCACCGTTGTATCACCTGTATATGTTGTTCCTGTAATTGCGTTGTTATTAAATATATTTTTAATACCTCCCGTTAAATTTGGGTCTTTACTAAAAGTCGGATTTTGAAAAGCCAACATTTCTCCCGCAACTAATCTTCTAGCAGTTGATTTATCACATAATATTACAATAGTATTATCTTTATGAAATTTACCCGGATTACGTGCTTCGTCAAAAGTAACATTAATTCTATTAACACCACCTCCCGGATTAGTTGTACCACTATTAAAATATTTCGCTTTAACATTAAATAAGTTAATTCTATCCGCCATTGGTAATGCGTTAGTAAACCAATCATACGCAAAAGATGTACTATCACCCCCTTCACCCACAGCAATAACCTCACTTTGTAAGTAAGGTGCTCCAATAGTGGATGACCCATATTGATTATCAAATTGATACCCCGCAAAATCATTAGCAAAAATAACTTTTCTTTGACCCGGAAACCCATTTGGATTTGTCTCAGCATTAAAGGATGGTAATTTAAACGTTGCAAAGGTAGATAATGGAACACTTATTAAACCAGCATTTAATGGTGATATTGGTTTAGGGTCTGACGATATTGTTGGACACGGTACTAATTCATTTTCTTCATCCTCATCATTACCATCCGGGTCAGGGTTTTCATTAACACTTTGTCCTTGTTCACAAGAACAAAGGTCACAATCCGGATATGTTAATATAGGAACTTTTATCCCTTTTAAGTCAAGTTTCCATAACAGCCTTAAAATATACGCCAAAAGAAGTCCTAATATTATATATATAACTATCATAGCCAAATACCCCGCAATCATCCCTAAAGCATATGGAACACAACCAAGAATCAATATCCCGTAGTTAATAATACTAATAGCACACCAAACAATTAATCCAGGTATAACTATAAGCCTTAATAACCACACAACAAAATATAAAATGTGCATCACCAATATTAACGCAAAGAATACCGGTGTAAGTATTATACTGAAAAACATAAAAATTATGTATAGTATGTCAAACCTAAAATTACCATCATTTGTTGGAAATTTATTATTTTCAGTTTCACAAGATTCCTCTAAGATATTTTTAATACCGACATACCTTTCACTTCCGCTACCCCCTCTATGATTATATATAAATTCTGATACAGTATAAACTTTATTATACTGCATTATGTAAAACTTATCATCACAATTTATAGCGTCTTGAATCATTTGAGTATTTCCATAATCATTCCAATCAACGCTAAAAGCATACGATTCAAATTGATTGGAACTATATTCTCTAATATTTGGTACTAAAAAATAAGCTCTTTTAGTAAGGTCTGATAATGATGGTGATTGAGACCATTTTACTTTAAATCTATATTTTGCTTTAGTTGGGATACCAACCTCAGGGTCATTTGAAAGAACTTGTTCTCCAAACTCATTGGTTACATAGTAATCCATATTCATTGGGACATCTACCAACCAAGTTCCGTTTTCATCAATAACTTTACCACCCCCCTCTAAACTAAAATTTTCAAGAATAGGTAACCCGTTAGAATCTTGTTGTATTGTTTGTCTAATCGCCAATATTTCACCGGGACCCGTAGTTAAACTACATTGATACCCCGACCTGTTAGTTGGTTTACAATTAGACTTTAATGCGTTAGTATCTGAGTCAGAAATTATAGAACCCATAAAAATAGATGTTGGTCGAATATCAACATTCGCCTCACTACTTAAATCAAAATCTGTTCTTGTTATACCTAAATTACAAATTTCAGGTTGTCCCCATAATGGTTCAACCTCAATACTTCTATTTACCGATACAATTTGTGGTAATTCTCTTAAATTATTTGATGATTTAAAATTTGTTCCGGATACTTGAGCTTCTGTTGCAAGACCCATTCTAATCAAATCTTGAGGTGATAATGAAAATTCTCCAATGTCAGACAAATCAACATCTAAAACAATTAGATGAGCACCAACAGGAACCCCAAAAATCATATAATCACCACTATCGTTTGTAACCGCATTATATTTATAATACTTGTCGTAAACTTCAATTAAAGTTGGGTTAGTTAAAACATCCGTTCTAGTGAAAAATGTCCCGGTAGGAACGTGAGCACTATATGATGGTTTATAGGGTAGTAAATTATATCTATAACCATCATCATTATTATCTAACAATGATTTATACGGATATAACTCAGAAATAATTGGGTCAGCTTGGTCTTTACTATCTAAAGGTATGAAGATAGATACTTTGGCATTTGGAACACCAAATCCATTATTAACACTAACACGTCCAACAATAACACCATAATCAGCACATTGTCTAGTATAGATGTCTGTTTGTAATATTTTTAAGGATAATATTTCTAAATGTTCGAACTCTTGGTCAATTAATACTTTAACTGAAGTGTCAACACCGACCTTTGTTCTTATTCTATAAGATTTTGACATTTTTATCTTTTTTAATAAATAGTTTATATACCATTTTTAAAAGATAAAACATTTTTTTTGAAAATAAATTATGGTTTAAACTTATATTGTTTAACAAAATCAATAGGGTTTGATTTTTTTTCTAAAAAATTATTAACAATACTAATAACATATTTGTGAACAGTGTTATCAATAGATGTGTGAGTTGTATTAGGAATATCAACATTAAGGACTTTAGTTATTCGATTATCCTTAAATAAGGACACTCGTCCCCCTGAATTGGTGAAGAAAATCATATTGTCCGACCATTTAACAGACATAAAGTTTATCACATAACCAACATTATCTTTAATTTGATAATCATAGTTATTATACAATTGGTTAGCACTATCTAAGAAAACAACTAAATCAACACCAATTTTTTCTTTATTTAAATTATCCAACACCTGAGCAACATTATACCCACCAATACTATGTCCAATAAGAACAACCTTACCTGTTGGGTTAAATAGCCTAAAATACTTTACTGTTTTAAAAACCTCTTCGGACGTTAAATTATAGTTGTTTGTTCCAATATATGTAATTACACTTGTCTCTTTAGTTTCGACCTTACTTTCAACCAAACCCAAACCATCTAAGTCCCTCGACTTAGAAATGTCAATTTGAACCTCATTAGCCCCTGACACATCCTTGAATGGTCCTAACGAACCTTCAACAACTATAACTAAATTTTTGGTATTTTTATTAAAATAATCTTGGGGGTGTTGGATTGTTTCTAATTTTCTTCTTTCATTAAAATCGGTAATATCTGAAGTAATAAAAGAACTAACAATTATTAATAAAAAAATTTGAAATTTTGTTACTTTTTTAGTTACCCTAATTTGATTAAAAAAAATCAAAAAAATAATAAAAGAACAAATCAATCTGAAGTTAAGATATAATCCCGCAACAAAACATTGAGACCAAGTCCCATTATACCCTTTAATAAAAGTTAAAATATCTGTAATATAATCCATTTATTAAAAATAGAGAATACCGATTAAATTATCAAGAGAAATTAACCGTTTTTAAATTTTTAACTCTAATGTTTATATCTTTGTTTGCATATTTTATTTGGTAAGTTTGGTTTGGTTCCGCAAAGATTGTATCATCAATTAACCCTATCTGATAAGTTGTACTGTCAATATATCGTTGAGATGTTTGAGATGATGAATACTGTCCACCAACTTTATTAAAGACTTGAATATCGGATAATGAAATTACCCCGTTTTCACTTTGTATTAATCTTCTTAATTCAGAAATATTAACATTTTCACCCATTTGTCTATTTTCCGGATTAAAATATTCCGAAACAATCGTAATGATTTGAGAAATAACTGTTCCTTGGTTTTGTGTATTATCTAAAACAACATCAATATTAAATCCTAAATCAATAACGTTAGCACTTTGTATTGACACATAATCATTTATCATACGATAGTTTGATAAATAATTTGCAACATTATTCTTTAAAGTGTTTGAAATTACCTCTGTTAGTCTACCTGTTTCATCATACGACAACATTTGGACAATAATTTTATTATTGTTTTCCGTTATTGATACTTTTGCCGGAGCTCCAAATTGTGAAGGCATTGTTCGGATTATTGAATCGTAATCATTTACGGTTACCGCTCTTTTTTGTGATGAGAAATTATATGAAACTAAATTTCTAACTTCTTCAGTTGTTGGGTAATTAGCTCCCCCAATCGCTGCGGTTACGTTTGTACATCTTAATGAATTTACTACAGTTGTGTTAATACTATCTGATGGTCCGTTCACAAAGAATGATACTGTACCTATTTGAGTAATTGAATTTACACCAATATTACTACCTACACCACCACCAACTCTATATTGTATGAATAGTGTTGTATTTGGTTTTAAAGTACTACCTAACGCTAAGTTGTTGGAATACTTATATAGATTTAATTGATAACCATCTCTTGCAAACTCTCTTAACTGTTCGTCCGCAGATTGTGAACCACCCCCAAAAGTAATTTTTAAAAATCCTTCAGGTGTAAATTCACTAATAAACTTAGTACTTGTTTGAATGTATTTCCCCACTTTAATCCCCGGAGAATCCGATACTTTTGTTGGGTCTTCTACAAATACTCTATCTTCCGCCAAAGCATCCACTTCATACCATCTATTATCTAACCCTAAGAACTCCTGAACTGACGGTATATTAGTATACTGTGTACTATCTTTCAACAAAACACTAGTTATACCCAATACATTCTTGTCCGGTAAAAATAATTCATAAAAAGGTCTAACATCATTAGGTGTTATTACTTTTTTAAACACTTTTGTTGTTCCATTAACAACAGTTTCTCGTTTAGTAATTGTATAGTTTAATAATTTATTATTTGAATCAAAATTAGGTATTTTTAGTCTATTTGGAAAACCTTCACCATTAATAGGTGATGAGAAATCAATATCATATACAGTTTCAAAGACTTGTCCGGCACCATTAACTTGTGACCCTCTTCTTAGAATACCACAATATCGTAAATCTTCTTTATCCCCAAAAGCAGGAACTGTAATTGAAAAATCAACTAAAGCAACCGATGGTCTCATACCCGGAACTTTTAATCCATAAGTTTTTGCTATATTAAAAACTGACGACCTTTGTTGAGCATATTGAAGAACTGTCTCTTGAATACTTCTATCAATGTTAAATTGTAAGTTATCCGTTACCGCAGCGTTCAAATCTAATAATACAGAAAAAACAGACGCGTCATTGAAGTTTTGAATCGTGTCCGGATAATACGTTTTAGTGAAGTTAATTAACTCAGTTCTGATTGATTGGAAATCCCTTGTTGTGTAGGAAATTTTCTTGTTTGCCATAATTTTATATATTAATAATTACAAAGTCACTACTATTAAACACATCATTGTTGATGGTGTAATCAATCTTAACTTTCGCTGTATGTTCTTTATTCGACATATTTGGTACCCGAAATATTCTCTCATCGTTATCATTTATATAACTACCTTTATCTTCACTACCCTCTGAGGCGGCTTGGACACTAATGTTAGTTATTGTTATCCCCGGTAAATAGTTTCCCGCGGATTCTCGTATTTCAGATTCTATTTCTGAAAATGTTGGACCATCTAATGGTTCAAAAATAAACTCATATAATCTTGTCCCAAAATCCGGTAAATAATATCTACTACCTTTTCTTGTTAATAAAAGGTGTATTAAGTTAGACCTAATCTCTTGGTCATTATAATCTGATAAATCTAAGTATTTCCCATCAAAAGATTCTCTGAAAGGAAAAGTTAAACCATATGTTGTTCCATCTGCCATAACTATAAATATAGTGTCGTAATTATTTCTTATAAATAGAGTAAAATAAAAAATCACGACCGAAGTCGTGATTATTGTTATAATTATTTTAATTTAATTAAGAACCACACCCAAAACACTCAAATTCTGTGTCAGTAGGTTTTTGTGTTAAATCTACCGTTGGTTTTTCAATAGTCTTTGGTTGTTGTACTTTTGTAATATCAACTGCCAAATGTTTTGCCCCGGTTGATATTGCTTTTGTTCTAACATAGTAACAAAGAGTTTTTAATCCTTTACCCCAAGAATGGAAGTGAGATGATGAAATCTTTGATAATGTTGGTTCAGACATATAGATATTCATCGACTGTGATTGGTCAATAAATGGTGCTCTGTCAGCCGCCATATCAATAAGTTCTCTTTGAGATATTTCCCAAATTGTTCTATATTTAGGAATTAAATGTTCAATTCTTTTTACCTTTTTATTGTAATTCTTATCTTCCGTGTCCAAATAATGATTAAAGTTAATGTTTTGAACAGAACCTTCATTCATTATGATTTCATTTTTTAAATCCTCACACCAAACACCTAACTTTTCAAAATCGTTAATTAAGTATTTATTAACAATTAAAATTTCTCCCCCAACCACACGACGATTAAATAATGCCGAGTGAGCCGGTTCTGTCATTTCAAATGAACCTGTGATTTTAGCCGAAGATGCTACCGGCATCTGAGCCGTAAATAATGAGTTACAAACCCCGTGGTTGGACACCTCTAATTTAAGTGAGTCCCAATCCCACATTCTACCTAATCCTTCGTAATCTAATCCCCACATATCAAATTGAAATATCCCTTTTGACATTGGTGACCCTTTAAAGAATTTATATGGTTTGTATTCACCTGTTTTACATAAGTTCATACTTTCGGTGATTGCAGCAAAATAGATTGTTTCAAAAATTTCTTTGTTTAATTGTTTTGCCTCTTCAGTCGTGAAGATATAATCCATTAAGAAGAATACGTCAGCAAGACCTTGAGTTCCAATCGCAATCGCTCTTTGTTCTAAACCACCTTTTCTACCTTGTTCAGTTGAGTAACTATTAATGTCAACAACTTTGTTAAGTGCTCTAACAACCTTTCTAACCTCACTGTAAAGTAACTTGAAATCAAACTCACCTTTAATAATAAAGTTTTTCAATACCATAGATGATAATGTACAGATTGCTGTGGTGTTTTCATCAGTATATTGGTAAATCTCATTACATAGGTTAGATTGTTTAATCACCCCAATGTTTTGATGGTTTGTTTTTCTGTTTGCACTATCTTTAGAACATAAGTAAGGAACTCCGGTTTCAACCTGAGATTCAATAATTTTATTCCAAATTGTCTGAGCTTTCACTTTCTTACCTAAACCAAGTTCAACCGCTTTGTTGTAGTTTGATTCATACTCATCACCGTAAGCCTCTTGTAATGGTTTAATACCCGCTTTAACAATGTCGTTAGGGCAGAATAAGTACCAATCATCATTGTTCTTAACCGCGTTCATAAAGTTGTCCGGTAACCAAATTGACGTAAACAAATCTTTTGCTCTCAACTCCTCAGCACCTGTATTCTTTTTGATTTCAAGTAAGTCCATAATGTCTTTATGCCAAGGTTCTATGTAGATGGCGGCGCTACCCGGTCTTCTACCTTGTTGATTAAAGAATCTCAGTCCTTCGTTAACAATCTTTAGGTATTTCAATAAACCACCGGCAA